AATACTTCATTCAATATAAAGGATAAAACTATGGTTTTGACGCCGGAAGATGCCTTAAAAACCTTTTATGATACGGAAATGGATGTGTTAGTATTGGGTAATTATATTGTTTACAAATAATTTAATATTTATATATACAAATAAGATATTATGGCTCAAATAGATTGGACAATCAGACAATTAGAAAGACACATTGTAAATGGTATCGTTACAAAAGTGTATTGGAAATGTGAGGTTGTGGATGGTATGTTCACTGCCGCAGCACAAGATGTTGTTACAATATGTAATGATTTAAATAGTGTTGATACAAACGCAGCTGAATTTGTTCAATTTCAAAACCTAACTGCACCTCAATTGGTTGAGTGGGTTAAGAATAAATTAGGAACTGAAGAGGTATCTAGTATAGTAAGTGGATTAACTTATAACATAGATATTCAAAAGGATTACGCTACTAATTTTGTATATGGATTACCTTGGGAAGTAGCCCCAACTGAAGAAGAAACAACCGAATAAGAAGAATATAATACATTCGATAATAGTAATAGATTCCTAATACGATATTTTAAAAAAAAATTGTGTTTTGGGGATTTCCCTTATATTTATATGTGTATTTTGTTTGGAAGTACACGGAATTAAAATATAATAACAAATATATAAATAACAATGGCAGAAAGAATCGTATCACCTGGTGTTTTTACAAGAGAAAATGACCTATCCTTCTTAGCGCAAGGAGTTGGTGAAATTGGAGCAGCATTTATTGGACCTTTTAAGCAAGGACCGGCATTTATTCCAACAATCGTAAGAACCCAATCAGAATTCGAAGATATCTTCGGAACACCCGATGGAACATATTACACAGAATATGCAGTTCAAAACTATTTAAGAGAAGCGGGAACGGCTACCATCGTAAGAGTTGGTGGAATTGGTGGTTATACACAACCACAACCATTTGCTTTAAGAATTACAGGTTCTGCTGATGGTGATAATTCGGATGGTAGAATATTTGCAGTATTATTCGCTACGGGTTCTAACAATCAACCTACAGGATTTACAGGTTCCATTTCAGCAAGTCAACTATCTGATAGTTCATCTTTTCAAATAAACAATGCGGGTATAATGGGAAGCTCTTATACATTAAATTTACTACCTTCATCAACTAATGATGTTAGTGATGTATTTGGTGAATCTCCATTTGGAACTAAAGCACCATATACTTATGTATATTTTGAAAATTATGCAGCAACATTAAGTGGTGCTGATTATGGTATCCAAAGAGTTACCATCCCAACACAAGATTTCAGACAAGATATTACATACGCTTCAACTCCTTGGGTTCAATCTCAAACGGGAAGCGCACAAGACCCATCAAGCGATTTATTCCGTTTCCACACAATTGGTGATGGAACAATCTATAACACAAAATACAAAATTGGTATTTCTGGTGTTAAAGCAGCTGGTGAAGATGGTTCAACTGATTATTCTGTATTCACTGTAACTGTAAGAGCATTTAGTGATAGTGATAGAAGAAAGGTGGTTTTAGAAACATTTAATAATGTAAACTTAGACCCTGCTTCTCCAAACTTTATAGCTAGAGTAATTGGTGATAGAAATGTAACTATTGATTCTGATGGTAAAATTACTGAAAATGGTGATTACTCAAACAAATCAAAATATATTAGAGTTGAAGTAAAAGAGCAAGGCACATATCCAATATCAGCAATGCCATTTGGACACTCAGCATACTATTCACCAATTGATGATGGACAAAATGGTAACTTATTACCAGGTGTTCAATATTCAACTGGTTCTAAAGATAACACAACTTCATCTACTATTAGATTTAGTGGTTTGGATATTGAATCTACTTCATACAAATTGGACATGGTTCAATTTTTAAAACCAATACCTACTGGAGTAACGGGTAGAACTTCAAATAACTTCACATTCCACAATTCTCCATTTAACTATGTTCCAACAGGTTCAGCAGCGTTGGATATGGCTAAGAGACAAATGATATTATGTTTCCAAGAAGGTTTTGATGGATTAAATCCAATTATTAAGCCAGCATTAGGAACATCTATTTCAACAGCAAACGTGCAAGGACTTGATTGTTCAACTTCAATAGCAAGTGGTTCGGTGGCATACGCTAAAGCAATCGCAGCAGTATCTAACCCTGATGAATATGATATTAATATGGTGGTAACTCCAGGTATCATTAGAAGATTACACTCTAATGTAACTGATAGAGTAATCGATATGGTAGAAAATAGACAAGATGCATTCTACATCGCTGATTTCAACGGAGCAGGTGATACAATCACACAAGCAACCGATGAAGCATCTTTAGTAGATTCAAACTATGTTGGAACTTACTATCCTTGGGTTAAAACTATCGATGGTAACACAAACAAATTAACTTCAGTTCCTCCATCAACTTTATTACCAGCAGTATTTGCAGCTAACGATAGATTGGCAGCAGAGTGGTTCGCACCAGCAGGTTTAAATAGAGGTGGTATTACGGGGGCAGTTTCAGTATTGAATAGATTAACACACTCTGAAAGAGATACTTTATATGAAGCAAAAGTAAACCCAATCGCTGTATTCCCTGGACAAGGTATTGTAGCATATGGACAAAAAACATTGCAAGATAGAGCATCGGCATTGGATAGAATCAACGTAAGAAGATTACTTATCACTGTTAAGAAGTTCGTAGCATCTACATCTCGTTTCTTAGTATTTGAACAAAATACTTCAGAGACTAGAACTAGATTCTTAAACACTGTTAACCCTTACTTTGAAGCAATTCAACAAAGACAAGGACTTTACGCATTCAATGTGGTAATGGATGAATCTAACAACACACCTGATGTTATCGATAGAAACATTATGGCTGGACAGATTTTCTTACAACCAACAAAGACAGCTGAATTTATAGTTATTGATTTCAACATTTTACCAACTGGAGCAACATTCAGCGCATAAGATAACGAAAAAATAATTAGTGTATATTTATTATTAATAAAACAGATAAAGAAATAAAATGGCAGAAGTATTAGAGTTTGATAAGATGTTCTATACGAACTTCGAACCGAAGATGAAGAATAGATACGTTATGGAAATTGACGGTATCCCTTCTTACTTAGTAAAATCAGCAGCTAGACCTTCAATAACTTTTGAAACGATTGTGTTAGACCACATCAACATCAAAAGAAAATTACAAGGTAAAGGTGATTGGCAAGATATAACAATTACATTGTATGATCCAATTGTTCCATCAGGAGCACAATCAGTAATGGAGTGGGTTCGTTTAGGACACGAATCTATTACTGGTAGAAGAGGATACGCTGACTTCTATAAGAAAGATATTACTTTCTATATGTTAGGACCTGTTGGAGATAAAATCGAACAATGGACAATAAAAGGAGCATTTATTAACTCTGCTAACTTTGGTGACCTTTCATTTGATTCTAACGAACCTGCAACTGTTGAATTAACTTTATCTTACGATTACGCAATCTTAGAATTCTAAAAATATTCCTTACGGAAGCTACCGAAGGACAACCCTCACCAGAAATGGTGGGGGTTTTTTATTTCTAATTTTTTTAAAAACATATATTTATATATAAACAAATACATACAAGTTATGACAGAACAAAAATACGATTTTCCAACCGAAGTGTTGGATTTACCATCAAAAGGATTGGTTTATCCAAAAGAAAACCCACTATCATCTGGTAGAATTACCATAAAATATATGACTGCAAAGGAGGAAGATATCCTTTCTAATCAAAACCTTATCAAAAAAGGTATTGTATTGGATAAGTTATTTGAATCTATTATTGTGGACAAGGTTGACCCTAAAGATATTGTAATTGGTGATAAAAACGCTATTATTTTGGCAACTCGTTTGTTAGGATATGGACCTGATTACTCAATGAAATTTTATTCAGGTATAACCGGAGATACTATTACAACTGTAGTTGATTTATCTAAAGTCCAAACTAAAGAAGTTGATTTTTCTTTATTTAAAAACAAAAATGAGTTTGAATTTACTACTCCATTGGGTAAAAATAAATTAACATTTAAGTTACTTACTCATGGTGATGAATTGGCAGTTGAAAAGGATATTCAGGCACTTGAAAAGTTAAATAAGGATGGTTCGTTTGAAATTACAACTAGATTGAGATATATGATTAAATCAGTTGATGATAATTCTGATATATCTACAATTAATAAATACATCACTGGAATGTTAGCTAGAGATAGTAAAGCGCTTAGAGACTATGTAAAGAGTATATCTCCTGATATGGATATGACCTTTGAATATACTCATAGCACGGGAGAGAAGGAGGCTCTACCTATAACAATGGGTGTAAACTTTTTTTGGCCTTCCGAGTAATCATTCAATAAACGTTCACACTCAAATATTTGAGATGTGTAATTATGGCAATGGATTCAATATTATGGATTTATACCAAATGCCTGTTCATTTAAGGAACTTTTACTATAAAAAGTTAGTAGAAGCTAAGGAAAAAGAAAATGAACAAATAAAGAAATCAAATTCGCAATCAAATTCATCTAAAGTTAGGATTAAACGATAATCCTAACTTTTTTTTTAACCTATATTTATACTATATTACTAGAAACATTTATTATGAAAAAAACTAAAAAATTAGAACAAAAATCATACATTAAGGAGTTTTTTGGTCTATTTGGGAAGAAAAAATCGGAAAGAAAGAAGGATATAAATGATTTAATTGATAATGATCCTATTCTTAAGAAATTGGATGCTGAAATCAATGATATAAACTCAAAAGCCGAAGATAGATTGGAAAAAATAGCAACATCAGATCAAATGGCTATATTGAGAAAATATGGGGTTATTAAATAAAAAATAATTAATGGCTGATACTAAAGGTGCAAATTTAAAAGAAGCTCTAGCAGCTGAAAAGGAAATTCTTAGTTTAGAAACTAAGATAACTGAACTTGCCGAGAAAAAAGGTAAACGAGCAAAAGAACAATTAGCTACTGCTCAAAAAGATCTTGCCACAAAAAAAGCAGTTCTTACTAATAGTAAAGAATTCGCTGAATATCAAAAAAAGATAAATAAAGATACCGAAGCATTTGGTAAATCTTGGACAAAATTAAGTAGTGCAGTTCAAAAAAACTTAGGTGGAACTAATAGAAATGCAACAGTATATTCATCTATAAGCACTAAAATAATAGCATTAGAAGCAAAACAGGCCGGATTGACTGGTGATGAATTGGAAGCTAATTTGCAAATGGTTTCCCGATTAAGAGAACAAAACGATAGTATGTTACAGCAGGCCAAAACTACAGCAACCGCTGAAGCTAAGGCTAGGGGTATGAATGATATTGCGATAAAAAGAAAAGAATTAGAAGAAGAAATAACTAAAGCTAAAGAAGAGGGTAATGAGGAATTAAGAGAAGCTTTAGAATTAGAAAAGGAAGCATTAGAATTAAGAGATAAATTAGAAAAAACGGAAAATAGGCTTACTGAAATAAAAAGTCAACAAGATGATTTAATTAA